ACACACATCAATATGTGAAGTGGATTCTAAGACCTATGTTGGCACAGAATCCCGAACTATTATACAACAATGATTGGAAAGAAATGATTGAGGGTTCAATCGGTTCTGACAAACTATTATTTCTTGACGGAAGTAATGGTAAGTTCACAATCATCAACGAAGATCATGGCGAAACAATGGACAATATGTGGCTGTCAAATACTTACTCAATACAGCGTGGTATGGGTAGTGATTATGATGTCAAGACTGACACTATATCTACTTACAAACCTAAACTAAGTTATTACAACAGTAGGTGGTCGCCATATCAATTTGATTCATACCATGATGACAACATAATCCAAATGGATACATGGAAAGAAAAGCAAACTAAGAAAGACAAACAAGCAAAGCAAGTAGATTTGTGTGATGATAATATGCCATACAATATAACTGACTTAGTTGGCTTATCAAGAGGCGACATAAATGAGGTTGTATATCACAATCCTACAGGCACGGCTGAGATGTTAGGCGATTTCATCACGGCAAATGAGAGCGATATGTATGACGCAATAGATGAACTAATAGATCGCAAGACTGACGATAAATAAAGGGGGCACATATGAAACACGAAAAACTAATAAAAATAAAAGCAATACCATATCACTCGTATAATATGGTTGTTTATTCTACTAAGATAGATGAGTATGGCGAACTTGTACCATACCGACAAATGATCTTGGCTAGACGCAAATCTTCTGATGTGTTGGTTGAGAGGAATGTATTACGCACAGCATATAACAACAATAACAACGAACATCAAGGACATAAGATGACGCACTTGATAAATGATATGAGTAGTTCAAACAACAATATATATCTAAAAAATACAGAGTTCGTTATGCTCAAAGTTAAACCTGCGATTGTCGAAGGCATACACAGGTTCAGCCTCATAGATAAAACTGCTGAAAATATTCAGAAGTTCGTAGATCAATACAAGCAGAAGATTAATTATAGCGATAGTTATTATGCTATGGGTATGCTAGGCGAAAGAATACCATACACTCAATGGGTAAGAGAATGTGTAGATGAAGAACCCCATCACAAAATGATGAGAAGAGTATTGAAACAACCTAACATATGGCGTTCATATCCTAATTTATATAAGAAAGCAAAGGAAAGTATTCCGAACTTCTCGGAGACAGGGCAAGTTCAAGACCCATTTGATGTGCTACCTAGATGCACGATACCATTTCCTTTATCAAAAGATAATCCTTTTCTAGGATTACCTAACAATTTAAATTATGTAAGTGCTTCAATAAATAGACTACCACAACTACTCCCCACATTTAACAGTCCAAATGTTAGAAATTGGGATAGTCATGGTAATAACTATGTGCTTACATAGTCCTCGCTGATGTAGATATGCGACATATCTCCGACATAAACACGAGGGTTGGCAGAAACGATAGTGCTATGCTCGTCTATATACTATATAAATATATTATATTATATTTTAAATCGTATATTAGGGGAACATAAGGGTCAGATCTGTTATATAAAGACCTTCGGATTTATACCGAGATCATGTCGTGTATTCTCGAATATGCGACACAATATCAACTTGACTTTATTATCGAAAGGATTATAATATGATAATAGAAAAACTGAAGACAGAACTTATCAGATTGAATTCAGAATTATCTGATTCACTTGATAGGTATAAAGAACAAGATCAACTAACTGATGACGAGTTAATATCACAAGGTTGGTTCGAAGCAACAGAATACTTTAACAAAATATTAGAACAATACACACAAGAAGAAAGCGAGAAAGTAAATGGGTAAAGTAAAAGCATGGCTAATGGAACTAGAAGAAAGACGACACGAAGAAAATCTATCTGACTACGAGGAAAAACTATTGACACAACTTGATGAGGATAGAGAATCCTACGACAGAGCAGAGGCGAGAATGTGGTGGGAACATGAAGGCAAACTAATAAAAGAAAGGAAAGAAAATGTTGACTAATATTATACTACTGGGAATGATGATTACTATGGCGATAGTAGGATATACCTCAGCATATACTGTTATGAAGAAGCAGATTGTCCTGCGTGATATAGAATTACACATGGCATATACTTACATTGGAGATAAACTAAATGACAGAGCAACAAAGAAAAGAGTACGAAGAACTTAAGACAAAAGCAATCAATGGCACTATAAAAATTATAGAGGCTATGAAATACTTTGACTTAAAAGACAAAGCAAAAAGAAAGGATAAAGTAGCATGAATATATTTCATTTAGATACTGCACCAGATGCATCAGCACGAATGTTATGCGACAAACATATTCCAAAAATGTTATTGGAAACTTGTCAGATGTTATCAACTTCCGTCAGGAATCGAATCCAAAATCTGGCAGATGATGTGTTTCCAGTATATAAAAGTGCATATCCCAATCACCCAATGACCATCTGGGTTAATAAAAGTTGGGGTAATTTTAGGTGGGCAATGTATCATGGTCAAGAAATAAATAGACAATATCAACATAGGTTCGGCAAGATACATAAGTCAGAGCGAGTGCTTGATGTAGTAGCCTCGTTAAGTCTTACTTTACAAAAATCTTTTGGTAAGGACATAGACTTTACCGAACCACCTAGATGTATGCCCGACACATACAAATGGTGCGATCATTACACAGAATCGTACCGAGAATATTATTACCACGACAAACAATACTTTGCTAAGTGGGAAAAAGGAACGAGAAAACCACAATGGTTTAAAAATATGGAGGCGAAACATGGCTGTCAATAGTAGCATTATAAAGATGAGAATGAAAGATCTCAATGATGAGATAGAAACTTTAAATAGTAGAATGAATTTACTAACTGATGAGTTAGAAAATTTAGATAGAGTGTTGCGTGATTACGCACAACATATGATAAAAGTTAAAACAGAACAGAGAGGAGAACATGAAGAAGAAAAGCAAGACAAAGTTTCAGAGAGATAGTGTTTCATTTGCTAAAAGTATATATGAATTTATGGACGAACACATATCAAGTAAAGAAACAAAAGACTTTATAGTGGAACGCATGGCTATATGCTATGATGCTTTTCCACAGAAACAAATAGAAGATCATAAGCAATACATGAAATGGTTGGAGGTTCACAATGAAGGTTGAAGAAAAGTTAGTGTGGGATATAGCCTATTGGAATCCTAACGACAAAGTGACGGATAAACAATTAGATTTATTTTTAAAAGAGGGTACAGGTACAAGCACAAATGCACCTATGTATTATAGTGTCCGACATTTTGTCGAGGCATTTAATAAGCAAGAGATAAGTGATTTGGGTTGGTTGTACTGTACACCCCGACACAAAGACGATAGCAATGAGTGGTGGAAAAAGATACCACATGGACCGAGCATGGGGGAGTAATGAATAAAAAGAAAAGCAAAATGAGGTGGGTGTGGCATCATATCTATGCAAATAATTCGAGAAAATTCGAGAATTTACTTGACAAAGACAAGGATAAATGGTATACAAAACTATGGCAAAAAGTAAAAAACTTCCTAAGTTTGTGACGATTGGTCCGTTTAGGGTGGAGTTAATCTGTGCCCCTCACGAAATGATATATGAAATGGGCGAAGCACAGGGCATGTTTGTGCAGAAGCCACCATATAAAATATATCTGGATAAAGAAATGATAGAAGAGGGAGGTGCTGATGCATTTAATTTAGTAGTGCATGAGTGTATGCATGTTGCTTTCTATCAATACAACATGAAAGATAAAGATGAAGAACATGTAGTTAATTCCTTTGGTAATTTTCTTGCAGAGTTATTCTGTAAGTCAGAGTTAAAGGATTGGCTACGAGAAAATATGAGAGACTAATGAAAGACAAAAGACTGATGTTCGTGTATGGCACACTTAAAAAAGGAGAAAGACTACACGGACTATTACAAAAACAAAAACGAATAGGCACGGCAATAACTACCGATAGTAATTTCACTATCAAAGATTTTCTTGACAGTTATCCAATAACATTTAGGCACTTCGATAAGAAGTCTTGTAAGTATAAAGTTAAAGGTGAGCTGTATGAAATAAAAGATGATGTTGTTTACGACTCTGTAAGAGCTATGGAACTAAACGCAGGATATGATTTAGTAAATACTATAGTGGAAACAGAAGATGGTAAAGAACATGTAGCAGAAATGTTTTTAGTTGAGGACACACCAGCCAAAGCCGCTAGTGGTTCGATACTAACAAACAAAAGAATAGTTACAGTAGACAATGTAAAAGAATGGACTACTAAACTATGAACGCATTTGAAGATGCATGTTATTTTTTAACAGGACTAGGTATATGGTTAGCTACCTATGGTTTAGGTATTGCTATACTACTACATCTATTCGGAATAATATAAGGAGTATGTAATGACTAGATATAGATACGCAATGGCAAAAAAATATGTGACAGGTGACGATCAGTTATTAGATGATACAATAGATTTGTATGACGATAACTTTGATGTGGAGGAGTTTGAAAACGACCCACGATTTGATCCCAACGACCATGAATATTTACAGGAGATAAACAATGACGAAGCAGAAGGGCAACCTTTACCGTTGGACAGATATTTCAGTCGCTTTGGAAAAGGTTCTAAAAGAAATAGATAATCCAAGCAACGAAGAAGCACCTAAGTTTTTAATAAAACATGAGCGACCTTTTAGTTTGCGTATGCGTATGTATCAATACATAAAAGCATACCGTGAATTAGCAGAGCAGAAGGGAGAGAGTGACCCATATAAATATGATGCACTAAGAATAAAAGAAGTAGACGAAGGAGTAGAAGTGATGCACATCTTAGATGACTTACAGGAACTTGATGTGTATAATACAGAGACAGGAGACAAACTATGACAAGAGAAGAGAAATACAGAGCAGACTTTGAGTCGTGTGTAGATGATCTAAAAGACCCATTAACAAAAGTAGCAAAGAAATATGATATAGATGTTATGATATCATCTTTGTATGAGATAGGAATGAGACTATCTTTATTAAAGTATGGTACAATGGGTAGCTTTGGATTACTAGCTGATGTATTACATACCTTTACAACGGCAGGTCCGTTGATAGATGAGATGCAGAAAGTACAAGAACGAACAGGTGATACACTAGATTCTATATTTATAAAGTTAAAAGACAAACAAACAGACCCAAAGACTAAACATTAGGAGGCATATGAGTGAAGCAGAGACAATAGAGATACCGACAGAATTATTAGAGAAAGATTCTGTTGAACTATCTAATGATGATGTGGCAATCAATAAGATTGTAGAATACTTACAAGCCACAAGAGTAAATGTAAGAGAGGCAGAAGCAAGTGGTAAAAGAATATCAAAGAAGAGTGCAGTAAAAAAAGCACCGAAAAAATTTGACAAAAATATACTTGATATGCTAGTATCAGAGACATGAAAACTGTAGTATTTTTAATAGGCTATCTATGTCTTGGTCCTATTGATGATAGGACGTGTGTGAACATGGCATCAAAATTTCTGTATCCCGATATAGTTAATTGTGAAAACGCACGTGCTAGCATTGTTAAAGAACTAGATGACATAGAAGGTTTACATTTGCAATGTGTTCCGTCAGATTTAATTGAGAACTATGTGAAGTACAGACCCGAACTGATACTTCCACCATTAAAATAAGGAGACAACAATGAGTGAGAAAGAACTACCAAGAATTAGAAAATTTGTATGGGATGAAAATGGAGAACCTATACAAAAGATATGGGATACTTCAAGCCTTAGTTCTTTTTTAGCTTGTCCTAGATATTATAAACTATCAGTCTTGGAAGGCTGGAAATCTACTAGCTATTCTAGTGCTACAGGATTTGGTTCTGCAGTACATGCTGGATTAGAAGAACTAGATAAGGCTAGGCATGAGGGTGCTAACAAACAAACTGCTACTAAAAGAGCAGTTGCTTTAGTGTTAAGAGACTATGGTGAGGATTTAAAACTTGCAGATGAAAATGCTAGAGGTTTGGAGGCGGCACTTCGTGCGGTTGTATGGAAGGCTGAGGAGTTCTGGGATGATAACTTAAAACTAGCTACCATGCCAGACGGCTCACCAGCATTAGAGCAAAGGTTTGAAGTACCTATAGGAGACAGAGGGCACAGGTTTAGTGGTCGTATAGACAAGATAGTTTCAGTAGATGACAGGTTATATCTTGTAGATACAAAGACTACAAAGAGTTCTTTGTCTGAATATTATTTCAATGGATACATGCCTGCTAACCAAGTGTTTGCATACATATGGGCATGTCGTGAAGTATTAAGATTGCCTGTTGACGGATTCATTATTGATGCAGTTCAAACAGGGTCTAACTTTTGTCGTTTCGCACGACAAGTATATAATGTATCTAAAGAATTGATAGATGAATGGTATGCGGATACTCTACATCATCTTGAGATATCAGATGTATATGCTAACTCACAATACTATCCCGCTAATTTTACCTCGTGTGGTAATTACGGTGGTTGCAGATACAGAGAGGCATGTGCTCATCCAAAGTCACAAAGAAATATATTCTTTGGTAATGATTTTAAACAAGAGTACCACCCAGACTTAGAAGAAACTAAACCTATGAAACTAGAGGTAATACAAGGAGGCAAACAATGAGAGAAGTAATAATTGATGCAATGATAAAACATGCTAAGGGTCAAATTGCAAAACATAAAAGCAATGTATTGATATACATGAATAGTGCTGTTGGTGTTGGAGAACACACAGATATTCTTGAAAGTATAGAGAAAGAACTTAATGCAATGGGAAAATATCAAGAGCAAATTGAGATGTTAGAAAAATATTTTCTTGACAAATAATTTTTTTAGTTTATAATTACACACATAATAGGAGACCATACATATGGCAAACATAAGTAAACATAAATCTACAAGTGTTACTAAGCTACTTCTCTGTGGAGATAGTGGTAGTGGTAAGACATCTGCTCTAGCGAGTTTAGCTAACGCAGGTAAGAAGCTACGTATACTAGATTATGATGACGGACTTGATATACTGCCAGAGTTTTTAAAACCAGATGTAGTAAAGAACGTCTCATATGTTACGTTAAGAGATTCATTAGGACAAGCCGATTCGTTTCGAAGAGGGGCAAGACTCCTGTCTCATTGGAAAGACGGAGAGGAAGACTTAGGTCCTGTGAAAGAATGGGGAGACGATACAGTTCTAGTAATTGATTCCCTTACATTAATGGGAGAGGCAGCCTTGAGAGCCGCTCTCGTTTTTAATAACAAGAAACCTACGGAACAAGCTAGCCAACCCGAATGGGGGGCAGCCGCTCGTGATGTGCAAAACATTATACAATACATTACTGGCGATGAAGTAAAGTGTAATGTTGTAGTGACTACGCACATGCAATATATGGAAGGTGATCTAGGTGTGTCTAAGGCATATCCCACCTCTGTAGGTTCCAAGCTATCAACTAAGATTGGTAGATATTTTAACTGCGTTTGCAGAATAGATACTAGATCATCTAGTAAAGGAACAGAGCGCACGCTACGTACAATGTCAGATCATAAAATGGATCTGAAAGTTACAGCGCCTTCTTTAATAGAACCTAACATTGAATTAGATTTGAACAAACTATTTGATTCTATTCAAAAAAATGCAAAGGCAAAACTCAAAGAGAGCAATACGAAAGGAGATAAATAATGTCTAATGTTGCTGACTTTTTAAACATGACACCTCAAGACACACCCGAATCGGTTGTGCTACCAGAGGGTAGTTATGAGTTCTCTGTAACATCATACAGAGCAGATGAGGTTGGTGAAAATCAAACACCACTCATCAGACTTAACGTCAAAGCAGTTGGAGTTATTGATTCAGAATTAACTGATGACAAACTGTCTAACGCAGAGCCCACCCGTATGGAGTTTTGGGCTACACCAAATGCCTTGAAGGTTAAGAATCCTGCAACAGGATTAAAGTCTTTCCTTACAAGTGGGCTAGACATGGGTCATGTAGATGACTTACCATATAGTGAGTTGCTAGAAATGGCAATTGGTAAAACCTTCAAAGGTTTAATTAAACACGAAATGGTTGGTAAGAATAAGGATATTCTACAAGCCTCAGTAAAAAGAATACTCTAGTATGAGCAAGCAAACAGTTGCTCCACAGCTACCGAGTAATGGTCAATCCATGATAGCGTTTGTCTTTGACTTTCCAAGTACAGATGAGCAACGTCTTGGTCAAATCATGGTAGGTAGTACGGGTAAAATGTTTTACAAGATGTGTGAGATATTAAACTTGAATGTGGAAAATTGTTTGCTCACTTACGCTCTCGCTCAGAAGCCAGCACAGGAGAACCCTGCACATTTCTTTCACAATAAGAAAACATACTCTGCAATTTTAAAAGAGAAGAAGTGGCGCTCGAAGTACCCTGTGAATGGCTTTGGTTTTTTAAAAGAGGAATACGAGGGCGAGTTAACTAGACTAGAAAACGAGCTTAACGCGTGTAAACCTAATGTAATTATTGCAATGGGAAGTCTTGCGTTATGGGCACTAACAGGACTAGATAAGATAGGTACTTACAGGGGAACCGTTCTTAAATCTAACCTCACAAGGGGAACCAAAGTGTTGCCTACATTTAGTCCTAGTGCCGTAGTAAAGAACTATGATTTCAGACCTGTGGTTCTTTCTGATATTAAGAAAGCAGTTCAAGAATCTGAAACACCAGATATAAAAATAAAAGAAAGGGAGTTGTGGATTGAGCCTACACTTAAAGACCTTGAAAAGTTTGAGGCAAAATATATACGCACTGATAACGAAGACTGCCCACTTAGTTTCGACATTGAAACTGACGGAGGTTTTATTACTTGTATTGGTTTTGCTCCATCTGATTCAGTTGCTATAGTTGTACCATTTAAAGATACAAGAAAAAGAAAACAAAACTATTGGGAAAATTCTTGGCAAGAACTACAAGCATGGGCTTGGGTTCAAAAGATTTTAGAAAACGAAAAGATTACTAAGGTTGCACAAAACCAAACGTATGATGTGTCATGGTTAGCATACAAACAAAAAATAAATGTTAAAGGTAAGATACATGACACAATGCATGCGCAACATGCACTACAGCCAGAACAACAGAAAGGATTAGGCTTTCTTGGTTCGATATATACAAACGAGGGTGCTTGGAAAACTATGGCTAAGTTTTCAAAGAGCACAAAGAGAGATGAATAAATGTAACGATGTCCAAACGTGCTCCATATTTTTCGGAGTTACATATACCAAATGATTTAGTAACTATCGAAAGTGAAGTGCGGTTGTGGAGATCCGTAATTGACCAAGCGATATCAGACTTCTTATCTAATAACAAGTCAAGAGAAAGCATAGCTAACAAAGAACGAGCAAAGATATGGTTGAGAGGAAAGACAGAAGATTTTATCATAGTCTGTGACTATGCGTTTTTACATGCAGAAAATACAAGAAAGAAAATTTTTGAAATTATAGGAGGACAAGATGAACTCTACGGATAAATATACTAGAGACAAATATAAATACAACAATAATAAGTACACTAGTTTGGATAAGCAAATAGGTGGGGAGCATTACAAAAGTTTTGCAATACAACCTGCACAGTTTACTAATCAAAACAGACTACCGTTTGCAGAAGGCAATGCTATAAAGTATATATGCAGACACGCATTGAAGGGAGGCAAACAAGATTTAGAAAAAGCTAAACACTACATAGATATGATTATTGAAAGAGACTACGACTAGCATGGGAGACAAAAGCAATGGCAAAAATAATAAAGAATGTAGACATTCAAAACATAGAGTTAGATTCTGAACAAACACTCTGGACTTATTGCGCATTAGATTGTGCAGTCACCCAAGAGATTTGGCAGAAGATCAAGACAGATCTAGACGATACCACCACAGGCACATACAAGTTTGAGTTAGATAGTCTAAAGCCCGCCATGGCTATGATGCTAAAAGGGTTGCGTGTAGATTTAGAAGCAGTTAGAAATATGCGTGCCCCCTTGAAGAATACTAGGGTTAAACTAGAACGCATGCTTAATCTATTTGCAAATGCGGCAACAGGTAAAGATCTAAATCATGCATCACCAAAACAATTACAGAATTTATTTTACGTACACTTAGGTATACCGAAAGTTATATCCTACAAAAAAGGTAAACAAAAAATATCTACAGATCGTGAGGCGCTAGAATTCATGCGCGAAAATTATCCACGAGCAAAACCTTTCTGTAATGCTATTCTTGCATTACGTGATATCGACAAACAACTTGGTGTGTTAGACACAGATAGGGATGGCGACAATAGAATACGTTGTTCTTATAATGTGGCAGGTACAGAGACGGGTCGTTGGTCATCTTCAGAAGCTCCTTGGGGCACAGGAACTAATCTTCAAAACATAACAAAAGATCTGCGCGAAATATTTATACCCGATGAAGGTATGACTATGTTCTATGCAGATTTAGAACAAGCTGAATCACGTGTGGTTGCTTATCTAACAGGCGATGAAAACTATATCAATGCTTGTGAGAGCGGAGACTTGCATACTACTGTGGTCAAAATGGTTTGGAAGAACATGGGTTGGAGTGGTGATCCTGTACAAGAAAGAAAGTTAGCTGAGAATCCTTACTACTTACAGTTTAGTTTTAGAGATATGTGTAAACGTGCGGGGCATGGTACTAACTATGGCTTGTCAGCTACGTCATTAGCTAGGCATTTAAAGATTAAAGTAGCACATGCTACAAGGTTTCAACTGCTATATTATGGTGGTGTAGTAGCCTTAGAATCAGTTAATAGGTGGCATAAACAAGATCCTAAAGCTGGTTTTGATGAGCTTCTAGCATATGGTAAAGTATATGGTGATAAGATTAAATATCTAGATGTTTCAGGAGCGTTCCCTGGAATCAGGAAATGGCATGACAGTATAGCAAATGAGCTATCAAATACTGGAACACTAACTACACCACTGGGTAGAAGAAGACAGTTCTGGGGTAGATTAAATGATGCTACCACATTGCGTGGTGCTATTGCTTATGTTCCACAGTCTACTATAGGAGATCTTTTAAATGTAGGATTGTACAGAGTATGGAACGAACTTAGAGATGAGGGTGTTCAAGTATTAGGACAAGTACATGATGCTATATTAGGTCAAGTTCCTACGGAAAAAGTAGATGAGTTAATGCCTAAGATTATTAATTGTATGACTAATCCTATGACTGTTTACGATAGACAATTAGTTATACCTTCTTCTGTTGAGGTGGGTAACTCTTGGAAAAATTTAAAGACATGGAAAGGGGGGCACAATGACACGAATATATAAAGATTATATAGACGCATGTGTAGCGGCTACTGACAATAGTCCTATACCTAAACTGTTTAGAACGTGGGCAGCCTTGTCCTCCGTATCTGGTGCGTTAGGTAGAAGAGTGTGGATGCCAATGGCAAACTACGATATACGTTCTAATATATTCGTTGTGCTAGTTGCAGGTCCAGGAAGAAACAAATCAGTTAGTTTGATTCTACCATTTAGTAAAGTATTTCGTAAGTTAACTACACCTGTAGGCACAACACCAGATCACGAACATTTTAATTCTGGTTTGACAGAGTATGGTTTAAAAGAGTTTCCTTTGTATCTCATTCAAGATAGAATAACTCCAGAAAAATTAGCAGTAGATATGTCGAAGGCTTCAAGGTTTGACATGCGCTTATCTACAATCGGTGATGAGTTTTATGATGGGTCACTTACGTTAGTAACATCTGAACTTGGTACTTTCTTATCAAGGCACGAAAGATATTTACAAATGTTCTTGACCGATATGTGGGATAGTAAAGAAGAATACTCACATAAAACCAAGACTGCTGGTGAGCACATTATTAAAGGTCCTTGTTTAAATTGGATCGCATGTGCTACACCAGAGCAGTTCGTAGATAATTTACCAGAGGATGCTAGATCACAAGGCTTGTTATCTAGAATCATTCCTGTATTTTATGATGGCGAAAAGATACCACAGTCTTTATTACAAGATAGAGTAGAAGATTCTACAATACATAATCTAAGAAATGATTTATCAGAGATAGCTAAGATGTATGGTCCTATGCGATTTGATGATAGAGCATTTGATAAAATAAATCAAGACATAGAATCTGGATTGAAACCAATACCAACTGATGCAAACCTAGCTGAGTATACACAACGTAGAGTATCTCATTTTATTAAAGTTGCTCTAGCTGTATCTGCAAGTAGTTCTAAAGATAAAGTTATTACTTGGGATCAATGGCAGAGGACTAAAGATTTAATGTTTGAAGTAGAAGAGAATATGCCTAAGGCGTTGGCAGGCTTTGGTATGGCTAGGGCGGGTAAACTAGCACAAGATATGGCTGTTTGGACTAAAGAAACTATGCTGAATACAGAGAGAAACTTTGTAAGTCTTCGACATTTTAAGCGCGAATTACTCCGAAGAACTCTCGCACCAGGAGAATCAGAACAGACAGTTAAAGCTATGGAAGAGGCTGGATACATTCAAGTTAAAGACGGTCTTGTGTTCCCAATGAAGTTATGATACAATCAAAAACTCGCGCTCTCTACAGGACAATATGAAAGGATACAAATGAAAATAAATATAGAATACTCACGTGATGAATACCTAACCGAATCGGGAAAGACAATATTAAAAGATAGATACTTACTACCAACAGAAGCCAGCCCTCAAGATGCCTTTGTTAGAGCTGCCAAAACATTTGCAGATGATCAAGCACATGCGCAAAGATTGTATGATTATGCTAGTAAGTTGTGGTTTATGTTTTCTACTCCTGTGTTATCTAATGGTGGTACTACACGTGGTTTACCTATATCTTGTTTCTTAAATTATGTAGACGATTCTCGAGAAGGATTAGCTGATCACTATACAGAAAACATATGGCTGTCTAGCATGGGTGGTGGCATTGGTGGATACTGGGGTGATGTAAGATCACAGGGTATGTCTACTAGTATTGGAAATAAAACTACAGGAGTTATTCCTTTCATGCATGTAGTTGATTCACAGATGACTGCGTTTCATCAAGGCGCAACTAGAAGAGGAAGCTATGCTTCTTATATGGATATATCTCACCCAGAGATTGTAGAGTTTATTGAGATGAGAAAACCAACAGGTGGAGATATACATAGAAAAAATTTAAATCTACATCATGGTGTAAATGTATCTGATAAGTTCATGGAAGCTGTAGTAGCAGGTGATTCTTGGGATTTAATTGATCCACATACAAAACAAGTTATCAATACAACAGATGCTAGAACTCTATGGATTAAGTTACTTGAAACTAGAATAGCAACAGGTGAACCATACATAAGTTTTATTGATACAGTAAATGAATCATTACCAGAGACACAAAAGAAACTAGGATTAAAGTTTAATCATTCTAATTTATGTTCAGAGATTACATTACCTACAGCAAAAGATAGAACTGCTGTGTGTTGTTTGTCTTCTGTTAATTTAGAATACTTTGATGAGTGGAAAGACAACCCACAATTCATAGAAGATTTAGTGCGTATGTTAGACAATGTGTTAGAACATTTTATTGAGAAAGCTCCAGACTATATGTGGAGGGCTGTCAATTCTGCACGTTGTGAAAGAGCAATAGGTTTAGGCACAATGGGATTACATAGTTACTTTCAGAAGAGAGCTATATCTATGGATAGTCCTATGTCTAAATCTATAAACGAGTATATCTTTAAACATATACACAACGAGGCTCAAGCTGCTAATAAAAAGCTAGGGGCAGAGAGAGGTTCACCCGCAGATATGGAAGGCACAGGACTACGACATTCTCATGTCATCGCCATTGCTCCTAATGCATCTTCATCAGTTATCTGTGGAGGAACCTCTCCATCTATAGAACCACTAAGAGCAAACGCTTTTTCTCAAAAGACTTTGAGTGGTACATTTTTAATGAAGAATAAATACTTGGAGAAGACATTAATAAAGTACGATAGAAATAATAAAGAAGTATGGAAGTCTATCGTAACTAATGGTGGTAGTGTGCAACACTTATCATTCTTATCTGAAGCAGATAAAGAAGTATTTAAAACTGCAATTGAAATGAACCAAAGATGGTTGGTAGATTTAGCAGCCGATAGACAAAAGTATATTTGTCAATCACAAAGTTTAAATTTATTTTTACCACCAGATGTAGATACTAAAACATTACATGGTATACATCTGAGAGCATGGAAAAGTAAAGTTAAAACTCTATATTACATGAGAAGTCAAGCACTTAAAAAGGTAGAGAACTTATCTAGTAAAATAGAAAGAACAATAAGACAAGACTTTGATACAGATGAAACTGCTTGCGCAGCTTGTGAGGCATAGAAAGGGGAGAGATGTCAGTATTTGAAGGAAGAGAATATTATAAACCATTTGAATATCCGTGGGCTTTTAAAGCCTATGATGATCAACAAAAGATGCATTGGTTACCAAGTGAAGTTCCATTACATGAAGATGTAAACGATTGGAACTCTAAGATGAATGATGCAGAAAAGAATCTAGTGAAACAGATTCTAACATTTTTTACACAAGGTGATGTAGATATTGCACAAGCCTATATGGATGTGTATATACCCATGTTTAAAAAACCAGAGGTGCGCATGATGTTATCCGCTATCGCTACATCGGAGGCTAACCATGCACACAGCTACTCTTTATTAAATGATACAATAGGTATGGATGATAGAGAGTATAAAGCTTTCCAAGAATATAAAGAGATGGCTGACAAACATAACTATCTTTGGGAAAGTAAAGGGGGCACGGAAGAACAAAAGATCATAAGAGATATGGCTGTGTTCTCTGCATTTGGTGAAGGCTTGCAGTTGTTTGGTTCATTTATTATGCTACTAAACTTCCAAAGATTTGGTAAGATGAAAGGCATGGGGCAGATAGTTGCATGGTCTATACGTGATGAGAATCATCATGT